CTTTTTGAATTAGTCTTAGATTTCTTACGCTTAATATATTTTAAGAGCCTATCACTCTTTCTGTCCCAAGACATCATGGTCCTCCATAAACTTGACAAGACGATTCTCATACCAGTCAGCCTTTTTAAGATCTTCAAAGCCATTCTTGTATCGGAACCTCCAGCGGTATTTCATAGAGTTACCACGGAGATAGCCTATGTACTCTTCTTGAGATAGCATAGCCTCAATAGCATCTATGCACTCAGTCTGCCCCTGATTATAGTGTGCGGGACTGTGCACATTATTATACTGCTCATTATAATCCTTTGGTTTGTACACCGTTCCTCGTTCTCCTTTAAAGCGTTTACGAATCTCTCTGTACTGATCGGCATTAGTCTGCCTTTGTTTAGCCTCCCATTTCCGAGCTACCTCATCCCACTCCTCGGGAGTTGTGTCATTTAATCTTCGCGTCATTTGTCTATCCACTCATCAGGTAAGTTATATTCAGAGAACCATCTGAACCCGTTGGCCTCTGCCCACTCCGCATGAGAACGTTTGGTTCCGTCCTTTCTCTTCTTTGCTCCAGGCATAGGAGCCTGTGGATTGGCAAAGATAAAGACCAACTCAGTACTAGGCATTAGCATCTTCTTTACCCATATGTATTTACTGAATTCAGCATAGTCCCAAAAGCGTCCCTTTGCTTCCAATAATATTTTAGTGTAGCCCACTCGCCTTACAAAATCAGGGTGATAAGTATGCTCAATGACGTAAGGAACTTTCTCTGAGTGGTGCTCCCACTCTTTAAGAAGGTCGCCATGCAAGCGCGCCTCCCATTTAGAATCATATCCACTTGGGACATCCTTCTCAATAGGCCTACGTTTTCTTGGTTGTCTCTTTTTAATGTATTGGACCCTGCCTTTTTGTTAGTTCCTCATCAATTGAGTCCCGTAATTCCATAAGAACAATAAAATCTATGTCCTCTACTGGGCCACCTGTCATTATATAATGAGTGAGGCCCACTAAAAGCTGGGTGAGTGGCCTTGGCTCACCTCCCGACTGCCAATCTTTATTAGGCATTCGAGTTCCTCCATTGTTATAGACTCAATACAAGTATCTGGTTTCTTTCGTATAAGTTCTTTTATCTTCTGCCTTATCCACTTAGGACAGTATGTACTTAAACGAACTGTACCTTGGAAAAATACGTGAACATCTTTAGGCATGAAGGAGTGTACGTTTTCCTTGGTAATCCTATCAGCATCCTCTTCTGGTACGATGGACCTCATCCACTCAACTAGAAGGACACTCACCTGTCTGCTAATCCTTTTGGTAACTCGACTATTCATTAACTACTAATTCTTGTACCTTTGGTGTAGACATGACACGGGTGAAATACTTCAGGCCAGCAGCATACTTAAATATTCTTAGGCCTCGACCATTGTTAGCATCAGCATAGCACTCTACCTTGTGTGGACAGTAGCCACATTCTCTCGGCAATCGTTGATTACCTTTAACACCTTCAGACACTGTATTATAACACCTTTCTGGTGGTGTGTCCAGGTCTGCTGCGACACGGATAGATTTTATTTTGTTCTTAACATTAACTTTTACAAATGGTCCCGGTTGATATAGAGCAAGCTCACCGCTCTCTTTATTGAGAGCTATGAAGCCGCCATCAGTGGTTCCCTCTGCCTCTTCATATCCAGATAGCTGTGCCATGTACCCAAACGGGTCACTGGTATGCAGCGATCCGTCCTTAAACTTCTTGAATGCAAAGTTCGAAGCTGTCTTAATATCAACAACCTCTCCATCTATTTTACAATCAATATGGCCTAGCACACCATCAACTTCAACCTCTTTCTGCTCATCCTTAACATCGTGACCAGAGAGTTTAACCAGTAAGAGCACCACCTCCTCAAGCATATGTCCATAAAGAAACTTTATAAATGTATGTGGGTCAGCCCTATTATAGAGTGGCCTATCCTTCTTGAGGTCATACCAGAGGCGTCTCAGGGGTCTCCCAACATTTGACATTCGTAAACCTCTAGACTCCTGATGTGGTTTAGACCAATGCCGAATGACATTCTTCATACGCTCTCCAAAATCTTCAATATCCTCTTCAGATATATTGAGATCCTCTTGATCGCAGAGACAGGAGAGTGTCTCGTAAATGTCTTCTACTACAGTCTCCAATTTTTTCATACTTTGTGCTCCACAAATTTCATTTTACGTGTGGTGGAATTGAAACGAAGGAACTGCACCCCCAATCTCTTTTGTTCGTCGGTGCGGCCCCCTAGTTTTCCACCGTGTAAAGATTTAACATCTACCAAAATTATTTTTCCCTCCGGTGTCATGGCTACCAGATCAACAGGGCCAGTACAACCACAGTTCTTGTAGACATTATAACCACTATCCCATAAGTAAGTTATGGCGTAGTGTTCTGCTATGTCTCCAATTCTATTTGGGTCTGTTGGTGGCTCCGATAACTTTAGTTCAGTTTGCTTAATGTGTTTCACTCCAGTTACTCCCTATTTTATATTCACCATCCTTATATGTTTTGTGCCGCATAATCTTTGATCTTCCTTCCTTGTCTCCGTTATAAAAGATATCACCGTTAGCAGCCAGCCTAGAAAAACTTCCTGCTATTATATGAATATGCCAGTTACTTAAATCCTCGTACTTCTCCTTTATCTTTCTTTGTATCGTTCCTGAAGGGCCAGCTTGTTTTATATCATCTAATATCATGTCGTCTACATCTTGTCTCATTTTGTTAAAGTCAGGAGTTTCTCTAACAGGGAGTACAAATCTTTCAAGGAAATCTTTTATTCCTTTAGAGCTGTAGTGAAGTTTAGGTCTACCTATCCTTGAGTAGGGTGCCCATTTTCCTGTTGTGTAATAGTAAGCGTACTTTCTATTTTCATGGTGCACCCAAAGCATATATGCCCCTTCTTTTACTTCATACTCTATGTTTCTTTCTTCTAAATATTCTATTACATCTTCAAAGGTTTCGTTTGTATCATGTCTAAATTTTATTTCTCCTTTTGAGTTGGTTCTGCTATAAGACCACTTATATTTTTCAGTGTGTCTCACTCCAATTGTCTCCTATGGTGTACTCCCCATCTAATGGACAGATTAAATTAAACACAGTTGCAGTTTCTTTTATCGCCTCTACTGCAAGTTCTCCTACCCTTTCAGCATCCTTCTCAGCTACCTCGATCTGCCATTCATCATGTACATTCGCAACGTACTTAGCATCAAGACGATACCATTTGATAGACTCATCAAGGATTATGAGGGCTTGCTTCATCACTAACGCACCAGCACTTTGTAAGAGTGTATTCAGTGCGGAGTGTTCAGACCTCACAAATATCTTACGACCATCTAGTCCTTTGAGAAAGCCTCGTTGCGATGCCGCTGACACTCTTTCTCGAAGAGATCTAAATGATGGGAGATTATCAAAGAAATGTTTCCTAAGTTCTTTCCCACTGCTTGGGCTTCTGCCAACCACTGTTCCGAGTTTTCTATCTCCTGCTCCGTAGAGGAGTGCATATATGAATGTCTTCGCCTGATCTCTTGATTGAAGTCCCGCAATTTTTTGATTAGTGGAGTGTATGTCTCCGTTAATGATTTCATTTATATAGTTTTCATCCTTCATATAATGTGCAAGCATTCGTAGTTCAAGCTGACTCGCATCAATACCAACTAGCTTACGACCAGGCGGTACTATCCAACACTCTCTACATTCCTTACCATAGGGCGATGCCGTACTAGGTACTTGTGCCATGTTGGGCTGCTGGTGTGTCATGCGTCCGGTGATAGTCCCATTAGATATCACAGATCCATGTACTCTGCCATCATCCTGAACATATTCTAGCCATCCCTTCTTGCCTCCTATCTGCGCCACTCTCTTCTGTAGAAGCATGTACTCTGCGATAAGACCTGCAACGGGTATCTCTTTAATCCCTAGCAGAACTTGCTCATCAACAGTTGGTCTGCCATTAGGGGTAAAATTATCTGGCTTCCACCCGAGCTCCTGTAGTCTCTCACTTATCTGTGGTCTTGAACTAAGATTAAACTCGGCAATCATATACCTGCTGATAGGTCTATGTGTGAAGGTGGACAGTTCCTGGTATTCCTCATCAGTCAACCTTACTCCCTTATCCTCCAGAGTTTTCGCAGTCTTGGCAAGTGCTCCCGTCTTAGTAAATTGTGCATACAGTTTTACTTCTGTAACTCTAGGTTTGAAGATGGTTTGGACCTCTCTCTTAATGTTCTCCATCTTCTCTTCGAGTCTTGCTTTAAGTATCTCTGCACTAATGTGGTCAAAGAGAAAGCCGTGGTTCCTCTGCTCATAGAGTATCCTTGATACCCCATTCTCTAGAGCGACAGACTCTTTAGAGAATCCTTTCCCTTCCTTCCTAAGTTCATGATAAACTTTCTCATTAAGTTCGACATCCCCTATACAGTACTCAAGCATCTCTCCTGAGTAGCGGTCAAACGTTTCAAAGCTTATCTTAGCCATACCAACTCTAGAACCCCAAGCAGCGAGGGAGTGTCCTCCATCACGGGTAGGGTTAAATAGTCTTGATAGAGCATGAGTATCTACAATACTGACCCCCTCTCTACCAAGCTTGACATTCATAAGCTCTTCAATAACAGGTATATCAAAGCCTATTATGTTGTGTCCCACAAGGTAGTCTGCCCTCTGAAGGAATGCGATCCCTTCTTCTATTGACTCCGGTCCGAAGGTGTAGATATGTTTAGTATCTATATCCTTTGCCACAATACACCATATCTTTTCGACATTCGGAGGGAGGTCATTTGTCTCGATGTCAAAGACTAGTCTAGTCATTTCAATTGAACTCCAGTGGAACGTCCTCTTCTAAGAGGGAGTGTGAAAGGTCTCCAGTTTCAATCTCACTTAGTCTACCTGTCTCTCTATCATAGAGTAACGAGGTAGCTAGGCCAACATCTCCAGTGTATCTAGACTTCAGAACTCTGACCTTGGTTGTGTTAGCCTCATCCATATCTTCAGACTGTTGGTTTCTTTCTAAGGAAATCACGCAATCCGATAGCTGTGCTATGCTTTGAGATCCTCTGAGATGGCTCAGGCTTGTCTCTATGCCATTCTCATGGCCCTTATTACCATCCACCCTACGAAGATGTGACACTAGTATCAGGCCCACACCTGTCTCTTCTACAAGGCATCTGAAGCGGGTCATGATGTTATCTATGGCACGTCTCTCATCCCCTTCTGCGAGTGAAGAGACTATCATATGGAGGTGGTCTACAACTACCCACTTGCAGTTGCAGCCAACAATCATAAATCTTAGCTTCGAGAATATCTCATCTATATCATTAGTTCCAAAGTGAGCATGAATCCATACCCTATCCTTGTTATCTTCGGTGTATAGAATATCAAAGTATCTATCCCACTCTTCCTCCGAGAATGTTTCTCTTATCTGATCTATGTAAAGCTTTGCGTTAGCTTCAATAGACATGATACCATCAAAGGTTCTCTCCCTGCTCTCTTCTAGAGATATAATTCCAACGTTATCTTCTGTTGTTTTTATAATCCAGTGTTCGAGCTCTCGTGTTACTGAGGATTTACCAAGTCCTGTCCCTCCAGTGAGGGTCATGAGTTCTCCTTGTCTTAGTCCGTATAGTTTTCTATTAAGACCTTCCCAAGGATAAGGTATACAATCCTTTTTCTCACGCTTCTTGAACATCTCCCTATTGTCGGACACATTGATAACACCGGAAGGTGTATATA